GACCGATGACGCATTGCGGAGGTTGGAGCTCACAGAGCCGGTCGCGAGGTCAATCGTCAGCTGCTCGCCTGCCTGGCCGGTGTACTGAAGAACAGCAAGCGTCCCGGTCGTCACGTTCCCGATAGCCTCGAGCGTGGCAGCCTGCGAAAAGCTGACGATTATCTTTGCCCCCTCAACACAGTATACAGTCGCTGACGTGGGCTGCCCCGGGAGCAGCACGCTTGTGAATACAGTCGAGCCGAGAATCATGGTGCCTGACCGGTAAAAGACGCAGGTGACGTCAATGGATGAATTGTAGAACGTGACGGGCAACGTTAACGTGGACGATCCCTCGATCAGATACGCGCTTGCGGACGTTGAAGATGAGGTGCCGACCAACATCTGCTCACCGATGCCGACCGGGCACATTGAGAGGACAACCGGACCTGACCAGTTCGCGTAGGTCTGGAAGTTGCTGTAGCGCGTGCAGTAGGCGAGCCGGTAGCAGGCTGTTCCATCGGCGCGCTGAGTGAAGCTACCGCCGGCGTGGATGACCGGAACCTCGCCACCGGTCACAGCTATCGCGTTGACCTGTCCGTTAAGGCCTCCGCCGAGCTCAGAGACCTGACCTGTCGATGTGTCGAGAAGTGCGGCGTATCTGGTTGTCGTCGCACCGAAGGCGGTGAACTGGCCGCCGATCGCGATAAATCCGCTCCCCGCGCCGAGAGCGAGGACGGTGCCGTTAAAGCCGCTCGAATAATATGTCCAGGACCCATCAGACGGGTGATAAGCCGCAAGCCGCTGCGAGGCCTGCCCGTTTATGGTCGTGAATGCGCCGCCTATGTAGAGGTAGCCCTTGGAGTTGCGGAGCGCATAGATTGTTCCGTCGCATGCGTTCGGAAACGCTGTCCAGCCGGAGCCGTCCCATGCGGCAAGCTTGTTCGACGTTTGCCCGCCGGCCTGCGTGAACGCTCCTCCGATATAGAGCTTCCCATCGGACCCGAAATCCATCGTGTAGACTGAACCGTTCACGCCTGACGTGAGCGGGTAGGCGACGCCGTTCCTGATGCGCGCGACGTAGTTGCACGAAACGCCGAGGACCTGCGTGAAATCCCCGCCGACGTAGATGTCATCACCACTGACAGCCGCGCAGCGGATTACATTGTTCGCGATGCCGGTGAGAAACCCGACGCCAGGAATGAATGCAGCGTTCAGCGCGGCTGTGCTCTGTGTGTAGCTTCCCGAAAGAGCGAGGCCGGCGTCCTGCCCAATTGACCAGTAGGGGTCGGGAGCGTAGAGCCTGAGCGCCACGCGCGTGACTCCCGCCTGTGATTCCGCCCAGGTGTCGCCGACGATGTAGCAGGTAAGGTCGGCTGTGCGTGTGCCGTTCGAGACGCGAATGACCATAGGCTGCGAGGGCGTAAACGAGGAGCCCGCGTAGAGCTCGGCGAGCGCCGTCATCGCCTGCTCCTCTGTCTTCCCGAGAACCGTTATCGGAAGGTCGATGACACGTCCCGCAGGCGTGATGTCGTAGAGGTAATCGCCGGCTTTCTGTGCGTAGCCCGCAGAGGACACGCGCATATCGGGAAGGCCGCCGATCATGAGTTTTTCAATAAGCCGTCTGTAATCAGCTGTGTTTTTTGTGATATCGATTTCGGTTCCGGTAGGGGTCACGAGCTTTATGGTAATCGCCATCAGACCATCACCACGCAAGGCTCCGCATGAGATTGAAATCGCGGATGATCGATGAATGCGTAACCTGCGAATTCACGGTCAGATTGTAGTTATTTACAACCTGCTGCGCCCCCTGGACGGCGACGCCGCCTGCGACCTTCAGAGCCCGCTCGAGGTCAGGAAGCGCGCGCTGGATGCCCTTGATCCAGCCCTCAACCATCGGGCGGCCTACCTCGAGCTGCATGACGAGCGAGGGAGACCGAATGCCGAGAAAGCCCTTGACGATGTTCAGCGCGGCTCTCGCAAGGTTTCGAATGGCGTTCTTGAATGCCGCATCCATTGCCGCAAGCCCGTGGATGATGCCAAGGACAATCGCCTTCCCCAGCGCGAGCCAGTCGGTGTTTGTAAACACGTCGCTAACCCACGCCGCAAGCGCCTTCACGGCGGCGACGATACGCGGCCCGAGCGCCTGAACGAGTGTCACGAGCGCGCGCCAGGTCGCCTCCCAGGCCTCGCGCAGATACACGCCGAACCCGTAGAAGTCCCCGCGTATGAGGGCAAGGAACGCCTGGATTATCGGCCTCACGATAGAAATCACTGTCGTAACGACCGTCCTTATTGCGTTGAAGGCGACGCTGAAAGCTGTGCTTGCTGCTGTAAGCGCGGGCGGGATACAGGTCTTGAGCCAGGCAATCGCTTCCTGCACGTAGGGGCGAATCGCGTTTATCGCCGCAAGGGTAGCCGTTCTGATGCCGAGGAAGTCTGACTGCCAGGCTTTGTAGAGGAGCGCTGCGGCAGCGCCGACCGCCGCGAGAACAGCAATGACTGGCGCCCACGCTGTGACGAGTGCGATCGTTGCGGGTATAGCGTAGGAAAGAATGGCGTATGAGATTGCGGCAAGAACGCCGACGAGTATTTCCTTGTGCTGGGCGAGGAAGCCCGCAATTCTCGCGAGCGTCTGCCCGAATCTCACGAGCGCCGCCACAACCTTCGGAATCACATCAACTGCCCACTTTGAAAAGGCCTGTCCGAGCTCTTCGAGCTTCGGGAGGTTCGGGACAATGTACTTCTCGAACATGCTCTGAAGAACGGGCAGCAAGGCCATGCCGATGCTTTCCTTGACGTTTGAAATCGTCTCTCTCACATACGCCATGCGACCGGCGAACGTTGCGCCTGCGGCTGCGGCGCTTCCGCCGAACTCCTTTGTGAGCTCGGCGAGGATCATCTTCTGTGCCTCCATGAGCTTGCCGTTTCTTGCGAGAACCTTTATCTGGTTCATCTGTTCTTCGGTAAACGACACACCGACACGGCGCAGGGCGGTAAGCCCGCGTACCGGATCGTTCAGCGCTTTCCCGAGCATGATCGCCGCCGACTTCGTGTCCGTCCCGAGAGCCGTCGCCATATCGAGCGTTGCGCGTGTGACATCGGGCATTATCTTCCCGCTTATGTTTGTGAAGGTGAGGAGGAGCGACTGCGTCGCGACGATGAGGTCGTCATCCATACCGGTCACGCGCATGAGCTCTCCCGCGAGTTTGTTCGCCTGGTCTGCCGTCCAGCCGGCGACCCCTCCGGTTGATTTAATAACGGCCTTCAGCTGCTCCTGGCCTTTCTGGACTTCAGCGCCAGCCTGGACGCAGTCGTAAAGACCTTTTGCGAGTGCGGCTGCCCCGGCAACGGCCGTCGTCCCAAGCGCGATGAGCGCCGTTTTGCCGGCCGACTGGATGCGATCGGCAACGCCGCCCGCACTTTTCTGTATGCGCGAGGCGACCGGCGAGACCTTATCCTCAGCGTCGAATACGACCTTTACCGTGTAGTCCGCCATCTACCTGCCCTTCCTCGCTTTCTCGAGTTCATGCTCGCGAACCTTCGCCTCACCTGCAAGACACGCGAGCGCTTTCAGGATGTCAACCGCGCGCTCTCCGCGAAGCTCGCTTATCCTGCAGTGAAAGACGTCGCGACAGAGCACGACCTCGATGTACTCGACAGGCGGGTCGGCCCCGAGCCACAGGTGCTCTACGACCCGCCGTTCGAGTTTTTTGCGTTGACCGCCTCCGTAATCGCCGCGACGATATCATTCAGCGCCGTGATCGGAAGATCCTCAACCCCGCCCTCGACAACGCCATCGAGCGCCTTGATGAGCTCGGAAACGGGAGCCTCGCCGCGCGAGACGCGGTCGATTACAGCCCACTTCCCGAACGTGAGCCGGTCAATGTGAACTTTCAGTTCCTTCGTCACGTTATGCCACCACCGACTTCGTGACCTTCGGCGTTACAACCTCGACCTCGACGAGAATCGGGTTGGCGCTTTCGCTCTCACCTGACGGGTAGGAAAAGACCGTCACATACCCGGGATCGGTCGCGTACTGAAACTTCCCGCTCGTTCCGCCGAGCGGAGACCAGCGAACGTAGACGTTTGTCCCGTTCTCGTAGGCTGCCCGCAGCGTCTCGAACGCCCCGCTCGTTCCCTCGTCGTAGATGACTTTCAGCTTTACTTTCACTTCCTTGCGAGGCCCGACGCCAACGCTCGGGTAGTCCTGCCCGAAGGCGGTCACCGATCCGACGTCACGCTCCCCTCCGTCCATCTCGACGGCGGCCATTGAGGACGAGACATCCGTCCAGGTCGTGCCGTTCGTTGAAACTTCAACCTTGCACTTTGTGAAGAACAGTGCCATGCTACTTCACCTCCTTTTCCTTCTTCTCGGACGCGGGCTCAATCGCCCCGCCCTTCACGAGCATGTCGATTGTCTGCTCATCCAGGTGAGAGAGGTCGGTTTCCTCACCCGGCTGAACGTACTTCCCTGTCTTTGAGTTGAACAGAAGCACCTTCGCTCTGAACTTCACGCTATCACCTCCTCCTCGACGGCCGTGATATCGAACACAGCCGCGAGGTACTGAATGCCCGCAACCTCGACGGTTACGTGCCTGACCGAATACGACAGATAGGTGTCGATATCGGGAACCGCGTCGAGGGCCTCCTTTACGAGCGCCGTAATCTCGCGAACGCGCTGAACGGTGCGCGCCTCTGCCACGACAACCGGGGCGACGATGACGGTCAGTCGCGCGCTCGTTCTATCGATGGACGTGTCGAAGGAAATCCTGCGGGTCTCTATCGAATCAACGGTGATGTAGGCGAGCGGCAGGTCCGAGGCGTTCACGATGCGCTGCGGCGCCTCGCGCACGACACGGATGCGCTCGAGACCCGCGATTGCCTGCGCGACTCTTTCAATCGCCGTCATCTAGAGCCTCCGGTAGTTGTCGAGAATTGCCTGCACGTCCGCAGGCAGCCCCTTGGCAACGGTCAGCATGCCGATATCGGGAAGCCCCGCCGCGTCAAACATCTGCGCGTCGCGCAGCCGGTAGAAGTAGGCGGCAAGGCGAAGCGTCGCCTGGCGGATGTCCGCCGGCGGGGTTTCGGAAAATCCCCACGTCCCCGAAATCTCGATTACCGAGTCGTCGGTTGCGTAGAAGGACGGCGCGAATACGGCATAGTAGGGAGGGTCGGCAGGGAGCGTTCTGAATGGAACCGATACGCCGTCGACCGTGACACTCGCAATCTGGACGGCGTCATCGGGGAGCTCGATTACCTCACCGATGATGTCTTTCATGATTGCCTGCGGGTTCACGCGCCTGACGCCTGCTTGCGCCTCAAAGGAGCGATGGGTGTATGCCTCGACGGCGGCCTGCGCACGTGCGGCGATATCCGCGAGAAGCTCGCGGTCATCCTGCGTCTCTGCTCCGAGGTATGCTATGAGCTCGTCAACCGAGACATACACCCTTCATCACTCCCATCGCTATTCAGTTGTTATGCGGCACTAGGTCGTACCGAGCTTGAGCGCACGGAACGCAGCATCGAGCATCATGTGCGAGTCGAAACGCCGGTGCGCGACGTAGCCGATCTCGCCGGTTGCCGCGTAGAGCTCGACGAGTTTCTGAACCTCTGGCTGCCCGATTTCCCCGATGTAGAAGTACGCCGGGTTGAAGATGACCGCGGCAATCCCGCTTGCGGTCCCGAGAGCGTCAAGATACGAGTTCTCGTAGACCGGAATGCCGAGGATTGTGTCGGGCTGGTTGGTATCGAGCCGGCGAGTCCAGAGGTACTGACCGCTCGAGTCTTTGAGCTTTGCCACCGCCTTGACGAGCGTCGGGTGCGCCATGATAACGGCGCCGTCGCGGTACGGGCTGTCAAGCGAGTAGACGAAATCGACAATCTCGTCTGCGGCCACGGTGGACTTGGAGGCCGCCGTCACGCCAACGGTTGCGTTCTTGATGCCCTGCGGCTGCGAGGAGCCTGTGCCCTGCGTGCAGTACTGGTTCTCGGCCTTGGCGAAGGCCTGCGCGAAGTCAACGCGAAGGATCTGCCCCCACAGGTCGAACTGCGCGTCGTTTGCAAGCTCGACGGAAACCTTCGCAAGCTTCGAGAACTTGTAGGGGCGGAAGCTCGCCTTGAACCCGGTCGGGTCGGTTGCGGTGATAGAGCCGCCCTCGCTTACGAGCGCGGCAGCCGCGCTTCCGGTAAACCCGGGGATGTCTGTCGCTCCGTTCAGCTGGATGACTCGCGATCCTGCCTTACGGAAGAGCGACGCCTGCGCGATCTCGGTCACGAGCTCGTTTGCAAGCCGGGTCGGGATGAAATATCCGCCTGACGTGGTATTGAGCTTGACCTCGATTCCGTGCAGGTAGGACTTGAAGGCCTCGACCTCCTTATCCTCGTCGGTCGGCTGCGATGCGTAGCCGACTGCCTTCACTTCTGCGGACTTTGCGGCCTCGTCAAGTGCCGGGGCCTCGTCCATAACTTCCTTCTCTTCCATGTTCGTTACCTCCTTTGTGTGTGCTTCATCTGCGCTCTTTGCCTCGGGCTCGGTCTCTTCTGTCTCATCCTCGAAAGGCTGCTCTTCATCAGCCTTCTCCTCGAGGTCGATGCCGAGAGACTTCACCTGCTCGACGCCGAGCGTGCGTGGTTCGGCCGGTGTCGTGGTGAGGCTCACCTCGACGATCGGCCATGACTTGATGCATCCTTCCTCTCTCTCGACCAGGTGCGCAACAGCACCTGTCGAGAATCCCATGACGCCCTTCTCGCACAGTCCGAGAATTGCGTCGATGAAGGCCGAAAGGTACGCCTGGTGGCGCTCGAGCTGCGCCTCAACCCACAGGCCGATGTCGTCTTTTACGGTCTTCACAACTCGCCCGAGAACACTCTTCTTGAGCGCCGGGTCGAAGCCGTGCTCGTAGAGAACGACAGGCGCGGCCTTGAGCTTCTCAAGCCAGAAGTCGGTTTCCGGCGTGAAGTAGTCGCCGGTTAAGTCTTCCCCTCCGAAGACAACAGCATACCCGCCGATGGTCACGCTTCCCTCATCCTTCGAAAGAACCTTGAGGGCCTTCGGGGTTGGCGCGTTCATGCCGGCGATCTTCCACAGATACACCGGGATTTCCTCATCAGGCGTCTGGAGCTTTCGGTACCAGGCGATGAGCGCGCGCGCGACCTTCTGCCTGTCTTCCGCAGGAAGGTCAACGCGCTGGCCGCGAAAGCCAGGGCCGAGTGCCGCGGCTGCCCGCCCGAGCTGTGCGCGGGTAACATTGCCCGGTGTCTCCTCGATACGCAGCTTCCACGTCGAGGGGCTCTGTGGGTCAGGCACATAGAGGTACGCATCGGCCGTGAACTCCATCCCGTTTTCGGTCTTCGTCACGGCCTTGGTCTCTCCCGGCTCGGGGCTCGCCTCGCCGTCGACCTCTCTCTCTTCGACCTTCTTCTCTTCGTCTTCCATGCTTCTCACCTCCCTGACAGTGCTTTCTTCATTGCCTGCTCGAGCGCCCTCTCAAAAACGGCGCTCCTTCGAACAGACTCGAGTGCGTCTTTTTCTGTTGGCCATCCGCTTGCTTTGTGCATTGGCTGCTGCTTTTCAGCTGATTCCACATAGGGGGCATAGAGCGAGCGGGTTCCTACAATGAACCGGCCGTCGCCCACCTTTTCCGTTGTCCAGCTCTCCTTCAGGCGCTGCGATGATGGCTTCACGATCCTTCGGTAGGGGCCCTGCTTTCTGGTAAGCGCCATGACGTACCTGCGCTGCTTCTCGCTCGCGTAGACGAGCGGGTAATGCACCTGACTCGGGTAGGTCGCAAGCTTCGTCCGCAAGACCTCCGCGGCGGCGAGAAGCGCCGGCTCGACGACGGCGAGCGCGCGCGTCCTGGTCTCGAACCGCTTCAGCATGTTGAGAAATCTGTCCATGCCTTCGATTCTCATCGTCAGATCTCCACTCCGATACCGCACCGGCAGTTCACATGCGCCGGCGGCTCGGTATCCCACTCCTCCTCCGGCTTTCCGTTGAGCTCGCCACAGATCGGGCAGACCATCTCGTCCTCGGCCGTCAGCCACTTGCGGTGCGCTTCGATCCCTGCCTCGCGAAGGGTATCGACATAGATCCCGCTCGATGCAGAGTACGCGTAGGTGACCTCGGTCGTCGCAATCATTTCCGCACGGTATGCGCCGAACGATGGCTCGAGAATGTTCACGAGGTCCTGGCGCGTCATGCCGGGCGTTTCTATGAACTTTGAGACAGCGGCCTGAACTGCCTTTCTGTTTGTGTCATCGAGCTGTGCCGCGAGGTCAGAGACGTGGTTCCTCGCCCAGTCGAGCGCCCGGGTATTCACGACCGCCGGGTCGAAGATCGCGACCGTCGTCGTCGCGTAGTAGACGACTCCCTCATAGACAGCCTGAGCGAGCTCAGGCCCGAGCGCGGCCTTGAGATCATCGCGGAGCGGCGCGAGAACGTCCTCGATATTTGCCTGCTCCTCTATTGCGGCTGCGATGTCGTCGCGGTACTTCGAAAGGACGTCCTGGAGCTTTGATGTGAGCTGCTTTTCGCGCTTGTCGCGCATCTTATCCATTGCCTTCAGCGCGAACGGCTCGAGCCCTGCCTCGAGACCAAGGCGAACGAGTGCGGAAACGTGCGGCGGGAGAACCTGCGCCTTGAACGCGCGCGCCCGCTCCGGGCTCTTCTTCGCAACCTCGCGCCACTTCTTGAGCTCGACAAACCGCGCCTCGGTTGCGAGCGACTCATCGATTTGAGGAGCTGACTCGTCAACCTGCGACTGCTCGAGCGGAGCAAATCCCATCCACTCGCGGGCTTCGTTTACAGTGATGACGCCTCTATCGATGAGGAGCGCGACCGCGTTTGCCTTGACACTCTCATCCTGCTGGAACATCTCAAGCGATGTCGGGTCGAACTGAATCTGATACCCGAAGCGGGCGAGGTAGCGGTTCAGGCCTTCCTCGATGAGGCCGGCCTCGGGGATTATTGTCTCCTCGTAAAAGCTGCGCCTGTGTTCCTTTGCCGTTGCGTAGTTTGCCGCGTCCTCAAGAAGGGTCTGGGGAACTCCCATCGCCGCGCAGATCTGGTTTCTGACCGCGTCGAGCACCGGCTGGATGTCGAGCTCCCTGACCGAGTTCCCAACGACAACCGGCTTGACATTCGCGCGCACGGCGACCTGCCCGAAGGCGTTCTTGACTCCGGAGACCACGCGCCGCCACCAGTTCTCGAGTCGCTCGATGTCGGCCTGCGGCGGGTTGCCCTCGACGGTAAGAATCGTTGTCCCTATTGCCCCGCGCTCGAAGAATGCCGCGAGGTAGTCGTTTGCCTGGTAGGCAACGCGCGCCGCGGAAATCGCGGCCTGCGCCGGAGCGATTCCGTATCCCACCTCCGCGTCGCATGACGGAAGAAATATCCAGGCTATATCGAGAGGCGTGAGCTTCACCTGTGTTGTCCCGACGGTGCGGGTGAAACCGGTAAGGCCGTTCTGCTCGTTTATCTCGGGGCGGATTGAGAGCGGCGTAAGCGCCCGCAGCACGCGACCGTCGACGATCGCGTAGGCGCGGCCGTAGGAGCAGAGCGACTGTTCGATAACGTAGAGCGCCGTCCGGAGTCCTGGAATTTTCGACTCGTCGGTTTGCTTGCCACGGTAGGTGACAATTACCGGAAGAGATGAGATCGCCTTTGCGCGGATGTCGATTGTACGGTAGAGCCATGGGACGAGCACGTCGTCGCTTGTGAAGTCCCCCCTCGGGAAGGATTGCTCGCGCTCGACAGGAATGACCTTCAGTTCCGTTGCACTCTCACCCCATCGCCGGGTACTCGCCCTCATTGCGCCGATTATATCATGAACCCTCTACAGGAACTTTAAGTATCGGAATACCACGCGAAAATCCCCCGCGCCTGCGCCGAGAGCTCGTCGAACGCCCCGGCTGTCGCATCAACGATATCGTCATGCTGCCCCTGCGGGAACACCGCTATCTCATCCAGGAACTCCGCGTTCCAGGGCCCGCGAACGAGCCTCACGTTCCCCGCCTCCGCGGCACTTGCGAGAGGCGCAGCCCGCATGACCTTCGAGCCAGTCGATTTCACGCCTTTGAAGTCGAAGCCGAGAAGCGGCCCGCGCGCGTAGTGGTCGATGAGCGCCACACCGGATGAGCCAGGCTCCTGCTCCATGCGGATTGCGCACTCGCGCCCGTCGAGTGCCGCCGTCTGCACGATGAGCGCCTCAACCGCGCCGGGCGTCGCCCGCGTTCGAACGACATCGACGACGTAGAAGATGCCGTCCTTCTCACACATTTTGACGCCTGCCGTGAAGTCCGGGTCACGCCCCGCCTTCGCCTCGGTTGCCGCAAGGTCCCAGAATCTCACGCAGCGCGCGTCGTGTGGAAAGTCCTCGACGATTTCGAACCACTCGCGGCGGAAGATCGCCCCTTCCTCGCGCACATCCCAGCGCCCGAACCGCAGCTGCTCGCGCGTTACGGGATCGAGCCTTTCAAGCGATTCCAGGTATGCCTCCACATCGAGGTGCGGGTTGTCCTCGAGTGAGGCCGGAATGAAGACGCGCCCCTCGTGCTCGTAGATGCGGTTGAAGTCGATGACGTCCGGAATGTTGAATCGTGATTTGACCCAGTCATGGCCGATACCGCCGGGGTTGGTCGCAGCGCGCATACGTAATGGAACATTTGCGCCTTTGAGTCTGCGCAGGCGCGAGAAGAGGTAGAGGTACTGCGTGAGGGAGAACTGCGTGAGCTCATCGAACCCGATGAACTGAAAGGCCGAGGACTGGTAGCGATATTTGTCCTTCTCGTTTTCCAGGTAGCCGAATGTGAGCGAGCCGCCGCCGGGAAGCCGCCAGGTTTTCGCCCTGTCGTCCCACTCGAGACGCCCGCGCAGCCAGCGCTCGGCCCTGTCCATGAGCGCGTCCGGAAGGACGAGGTCAGTGTAGGTTCGGCGAAGGAGCAGGGCGGAGTAGCCGGGAACTTCGATGTACTGAAGCGCGGCCATGAGAAGGGCCTCTGATTTGCCAGGGCCTGCGGCTCCGCCGTAGAGAGCCTCGATTCCGTCATAGAGCAGGAACGCCGCCTGCTTCGGTGTCGGGTCGTGAGGGATGTAGGGATTTTCAAGAACCGTCGCCGCGAGAACCGCTTTCATGAGAGCCTCGGTTCGCGAGCTCTGCTGCACGGGCGAACACCTCCGCGTATCTCTGGATTCGTTCCTCGAGGTCGCCTGCCGGCTTTGCTATCTCGATGTTTTCAACGGTTGTCTTATCGGACTGCCCGAGGAGCTGCTTCCCCAGCCAGATGAGCATGGCGGAATTGCCTTTCTCCGCCGCGGCTATCTGAAGGGAGCGGAGCTTCAGCTTGAGGTGCGCCTGGCCTGTTTTGTATGCCTCAAGTACCTCGGGCTGATCGACAAGGCGGGCGCGGAAGGTGTTTTCAGCGATGCCGAGAACGTAGGCGATTTCATCCTGGGTGCAGCCGATCTCCGCGAGCTTTCGCACGCGCTCGATCTCGTCCTGGTCGAGAAGTCGTTTCTTTCCACCCATGGGGAGATGATACCACGACAAAAAAAGACCAGCCGGCTGGAGGTGGTCGCCCGCGAGACGGGGGGTGGGTTGACCCCGGCTGGTCTATTCCATTTTAGTGAACCGCCGGTCCGCACGCAACCGGCAGTCCAGGGGAAGAGGGGGCACGATACGGAGTTGCAGGGTTCCCGGCGTCGTGCGCCCGCCTCGGTAAAATCTTAGTCAGAGATCTGCGTTGTGTCAATGAGCTTCGCGAGTTCTTCTGCCGGCACCCGCACACTGAATCCGGAATTCGGAAGGTCGTCTGATTCGGGGAACCAGCATGAAACTATGAGCGAGTCTCCCTCGATGTAGATGACGAGGCCCTCATCGAGCCTGGGGTCGTGCGCCACAAGCTGCGGGAATGGTATTTCCCCGCCGCTTTCCACGAGTTTCGCCTCCATGATCCTTTCTCCTCCTATGACGTCTGCGACCCGCCAGATAAGCCAGAACGACGGAAGCTCACGCAGGATGTTGTCGGTCCTTGTCCATGCGAGCTGTTTCCTTTCAGTGATGGCGCCGCTTGCGAGGTCAATCCAGCATTCGTAAAGACCATTGCCCCGCCTGCAGATGAAGGTACCGGATATGCCGAGTTCGGCGAGACCGGCTTCCTGCTCGATCCGCGCTATTGCCTCGCCGAGCACACTGGCAAGCTCGCGCTCGTCCTTCATGAACCGCTCATAGAGCCTCATTATTTCTTCCTTCATCGGGCCAGTCTCCACTCGATTGTCTGGACTCCCGAAAATCCGAGCGCCCTGGCAACCGCGGCCGAGAGGTCGAACTCCCGCCCGGGAACGTAAGGCCCTCGGTCTTTCACCGGAACCCGCACAGTCCTGCCCTTGTACCGGATCTCGACAATGGTTCCGAGGGGCAGGCTTTTGTGTGCCAGGCACCAGGTATCCGGCCCGTAGAGCGTGCCGTCAGCGGTGCGGTTGCCGTAGCATTCCGCGCCGTACCAGGAAGCGACGGCACGGCGCCACTCGCCACGCGCGACTGCGATGTGGTGCTTGTGAGCGGAAGGCCGGCCCGAAGGGAGGGGAAGAACCGGCCTCCAGCTCACAACGTTCAATATGGCGAACGGGAGGAGTGCAAGATAAACGCTCCGTTTAGTGTGGCTCATACCTCTCCTCCTTCTCGTGTCTGAAAGCTGCCGCGCGCATTCTCGCTCGGAGCTCGAGATCCTCAAGCTTTCGCAGCCGCTCGAGCCGCACGTAGAGTGCGGAAAGCACGAGCGCTGCCATGATGATGAGAGGAGCCCAGGGGATCACTTCCACCGCCTCCACTCGCCCGTGATGAGTGCCGCGAGAACCCACGGCCCGATGAGAACAACGAACGCTCCGATGCCCTCGCGGAGCCCGTCTGCTACCGCGTTCACAGCGTCCACCTCCCAGGCTTGAACGCAAACGCCGCTCTCCAGACGAGGTCCGCCTCGCCCTCGTCAACGTAGAGAGAGCCGTCGGGGAACAGCTCAACGGCTATCTCGTCACCCCGCGTTATTACGACGTGGTCGCCGTCCTGGAAGAACGAGTGCCCATCCGGAAGGTCGGTGAGGCCCGCCAAGACCCCGCCGATGTACCGCTTGAGCAGCGCTTCCCCTAACATTTGAACCACCTCCAGCGTCCATTATCGGCAGGACGCAAGCGCGTGTCAATAGTTTTTTCAAAAAAATTTAGCGACCATGAAACGCCGTGACGTGCGCACTCGTAAATTCGCCCGAAAATTTTTTCACGCCCATGCAGAATCCAGGAGTGGCCGGCGGGAAAGCCGATGCCCTCAGAAAGCCCTCCCGCCGACCGCGACCGAACGATCCAGCGTTCACCTCCTTTCTATCAGCGCAGATGTCGTTAGAGGCCTCCAGAACGCGCGATAATCGTTCGAATGCCCTCTCTGCGTGTCTTGCACATGCAGGGAGCCCTTCGCCCGCGAGACGGCGGAACAGAGGCCTCCTCGCTTCAATCTCGCGCACCCTCGTGCGCCTCCTCGATGACGATCAGAACCTCGTCGCGCTCGGCGCCCGTTTCGATTTCGAGCGAGCGCGAAACGATGAAGGCCGTTGAGTCGTCCGGCGCGAGGCCCGCGGCGACAATTGCGTCCTGCACACCTTTGAGCGCCGGGCAGTTCGCGTAGTTGTCGATGTCGCGCCTGCGCCTGTCGCGAAAGCGCGCAACAATGCGCACCGAAAGCGGAGGGGAGACCGGCGTTCTGTTCTTCGCTGCGACAATGAGCGCCCAGGCGTAGCCCTCCCACTGGCGTTTCATTTCCTGCTTTTTCGCCCAGTGCCAGTGAGACCAGGTGTTGTAGCTCGGGATCTTCATCGGGATGACTATCTCAATTTTCGACAATATGGCCTTCCTCCTCCGCTTTCTTCTTCGCAAGGAACTCGCGCATAACATCGACGGTTGAGATGTAGCTATCGCTCTGCGCTGAAGATACGGGCTGGTTCTCTTCCTTCACTGGTTTGCTTTTGGTTCTGGTCGAACGTGAAGATAGTTTGTCTTTAAGTTTGTCTTTATTATTGTCTTTATTATTGTCTTTAGCCCTCGAAAATTCCCGGTTTGAACTGCTGTGATGCGACCCCAATTTTGCCGAATTCGGCAAAACATTTTGCCTTCTACGGCAAAACACTTTGCCTTCTACGGCAATATTGTTGCCGTCTGAGGCAAAATCGTTCTCGGTTTTGCCTTCTACGGCAAAATCACCATCGCCAATTTTGCCTTCTACGGCAAAATCGAACGCACGCATTGCCTGCCGGTCTATGCCTGCGTCCCAGAGCTCCCAGTCCTTCTGGATCGCGTAAAGGCCGGAGCCCTTACCGGTGCGTGCGTAGGAGATCATCCGTCGCTTCACGAGGGCAGCGCGTGCATGGCACGCGTGAGCTTGCGAGAGGCCTGTCGCCCGGGATATCCAGGAGAGCTGAAGGTCGGCACTCTTTTTGTTGTATCCGTAGGTCATCCGTATGATGTAAAGAAAGAGGCGCAGCTCGCGCCCGCTCAAGTCGCGGCACGCGGACAGCGCCTCTAGAAGCTCGTTGGCAATCCTTATATAGCCGTTCCGGACTTCTGGTTTTGCCACCGCGCCACCTCCTAGTCCTCAAACACCGCGCGGAAGCGCGCCTCCGGAACCGCTGCCTCGACCTTCTTCGCGGTCTTCGGTCGTACGGGCTCGCCCCGCATCATCCGATCAACAATGTAGTACGAAAGTCGCCCCTCGGCAAACGCTCGCGCGAGCTTCGGAGCGATCTCGTTTCTGTTCTCCAGGTAGAACACTACTCTCATGCACATCACCTCCTGATTGCTTTTCTCTCGCCCGCCTGCGTGAAGCGGCACATTCCGAAGTAGTCGCAGTACTCAGGGGAGCATATCCAGGCGTCGGCTGGCGCCGGCGGGAAGACGCCCGCCTCGATTGCCCGCGCGCGCTCCTCGATCTCTGCTGCAATGCCGTTGAGCCTGTCGGGAATCTCGACCTCGAACTCGACGATATCGACGCCGGCACGCTTCGCAACGCAGACCACGTATCGGCCACGCTCGGGTCGCGGGAATGTCGGGTTGACGTCAGCAAATGCGCGCGCGAGACGGCCGTACACGACCATCTGCGTGGCGTCCATTGAGGAAGGCGTCCTGGACTTCAACTTGAAGTCGAGGATTTCGACCGCGCCGTCTGTCTCGCCGATGAGGTCGATGCGGCCGCGCATGTCAACGGCCCCTACGCGACCCTCGAGCTCGACCTCGACTGCGAGCGGACGAACCCTAGCGAGGAAATCCTGGTGAAGCTTTCCGAGGCATAGCTCAACCTCACCTATAAGGTTATTTGCGTCAGCCTCGGTGCCTGGGCGCAGCGCGCTTTCGGCCTCGAGCTCGGCGAGTTTGTCAGCCACTGCCTTCTTGATCTCGTCGAAAGTCAGAGCCTCGCCTGTGTCGAGGATCGCCTTGAAATATGCCTCGATGGCCGCGTGGAACGCCACGCCTGCGGCAGCTCGAGGGGAGAGGAACGAGGGCACGCCCTCGATATATTTCATGCGGTACTGCTCCCCACATAGAGCGTGCGAGGAGAGAGCAGAAAACGACTGCACACGGTAGTTGCTGTTATTCGAAGACATAGTCATCCGCCTCGCTTTCAACGTCGTTCTGTTTCGCGGCTGCTCGCGCTTCTATCTCCGCCAGGCAGGCGTCAAACCTGTCGCGCGGCAGCACTTTCTTGCCGCCTTCCTCTATTACGAAGCCGTCGATTATCTGCTTTATCTCGTCCTTCCCCAGCTTCGCCGCATACCCGCGCGCGTAGAGCATGCGCAGCTGCTGCTGTGTAACCGGCAATGTTTCGGGTCCTGGATGCGGATCCTTAGCTGCCGGAGCCGGAGCCTGCGCGCCCCCGCTTGCCGCATTCGCGTCATCGTCCTCCTCGCTTGCGAGACCGAGCGCTGCGGCGAGAGCGTAGCGGCGCAGATAGGTGACGAGAGCTCCGAGCTTCTGCGGATCCTGCGGGCATGGCATGCCGATCATTCCGGCCCGGTGCACCTCGTCCCCATAGAAGAAGAGCGTCGTCACGTAGACGATCCCTTCCTGGTAGTCGAGGTTCTGCGAAAACGCAATGCCTTCTTTGTGGAGCGCGGCCCGGGCCACGCGGATGACCTCGTCGAGCGGGGCGTACCTGCTCCGAAAGTGAGGGTTCTCGGCTGTGCGCTTTGGCTGCTCGATTGCAGCCTGGGCCGCGAGAAAAGCCTCCTGGAATGTCTTCCCCTTCTTTTCCTGCTTCTCCACTTTTACCACCTCCATGAAATAAAGGAGCGGCATGGCGCGAGCCCTTACCGCTCCCTTTCATCCCACTCCCTGACTGCTTCGGCGAGCAAGTACGCATCGGCGTACGTGAAGTGATCGATCAGGTACAACGGCTCATCGTCGTAGGCTGTGACGATAAACCGGTGGCCGAGCGGGTTGTGGATTACCAGGCCGCCCTTTCCATCGCGCTCTACGCGCCACTCGGGCGGGGCCTCGGCCTCACCACAGGCGAGGGCCCGAAGGTAGGGCTGCGCCGCCACCTCAATGGCGCAGATTCCCTTGTAGGCCTCCTCGGCGAGCTTGATGATTTCTGCCCTGGTTTTGCTGTTCATACCGACCACCTCCAGTGGTTTTGAGACCATATTACGTGCGGGGCAGAGCCGTGTCAATAGTTTTCTCAAAGAATTTTTGAGAAATTCTAGAGCACCCGGGTATCGTCAAGCGCGATGCGTATCGCTTTTATCCCGTCACCGGCGATCGGGTAGCCGCGCTTGGCGACGTATGCCGGGTATTTCTGGCGCGCGGGGAGGTTGACGAGGAGAAGTTTGTTTACGAACGGCCCGTGAAGTCCATACTCGATTCGGTAGCGTTCGAAGACCACGAACTCGTGGGTGTGAGCGTGCAGGTAGATGTCGGCGCTTGCCACCTGAATGAGGTCCTCGAGCTTATTCGCCTTCGCTCCGATTCGCTTTCCGCCCCCGCTTCCATGAATGGCGTAGATCGTGCGCGCACCCCAGGGAAACGAGAGCCTGATAAGAGCCGCGCAGCCGAGGTATGGAACGCCGTACAGCGTGCAGAAGAGCTTCATCGGGTCTATGCCTGCGACGCGCTCGAGGCGTTCCTCATGATTGCCGACAACAACGCCGACGGTTACCGGCGCGAATTCCGAGATTATCTTCGCGAGCTCCGTCATTTCCGCCATCGGGTCGGCGCCGAAGGGGGTTCCTGGCTTTACGATGTCCATCTGAACGATGTCGCCGAGGAAGAGAATGCGCGGGTTTTCGACTGCCTCGCAGGTCCTGCGGATCTCATCAACGAGCTCGCGGGCGCCCTCGACGCTTGTTACGTGCGAGTCGCATATGACGATGAGCGAGATTGTCTCGTCTGTAATTCTCGTCTCGAGGTATGAAATGGCGCCGGTGTCTAGAAGCTCGTGCTGGTAATGGTCTCGCTTGTACTCATAGATCGCGTCCTCAAGCGTTCGGCGGGTGTACGCGTGCCCGAGTTCGCGCTCGAGAACGCGCTGTATTTCCTCGAACGAGGCGCCGCGATTCCTGAGCTCAAACGCGCGCCTCATCATCTTCTTTGAGTATCCCTTGCTCACATGCGCCTCCGTTCATACGGAGCAGTCGCGCGGGCAAGCTTTCGCCTTATTGTCGCCTCTGCTATCTCGTCCTCGAGAAACGCCCGGAAGGCCGCCTCGCAGGCAACCGAGTCAACCCACATGTCGTACAGGGCCATGCAGGCCTCGCGGGTATCAGCGTCGCAGGCAAGACACGAGAAGTTAGACTCGCTGCACATTGCGATCAGGACGTCTATCGATGCCCGCTTCCTCGGCATTTCCTACTCCGCCGCGATGAAAATACGCCGCTTGATTGTCTGTCCCGCGCTTGTTTCCGCCGTGACCTCGACGAACATCGTGGCAACGACCGTCACCATCACATAGACGACAGGGCTCACGATGTCCGCCTGCGGGTTTGCGCTTGAGTCAAGCGAGGTGCCGTCCTTCGCGTAGGTTGTCGCGGTTGCCTGCGTTATCGTTTCCGTCTCGTCGATTTCGTAGGAGAAATCAATGCCGTAAAGCCTTCGCGACCCTGTCGTCTCATTAACGTAAAAATTGGCTTTCATAAAATCACCCCCTCGGCGTGTAGAGTCTGCGCCGCATGCCGCGCAGCAGTCGTGCACTGCGCGATATGAAAACCTTTCTCGGCTGCGGTTGCTGCTCGCCAACGATCGCGTACTTCATCGTGCGCGTGATGGCGTGCTCGAGGCCGACCGCGTAGGTGAGGCTCTTTGCGATAACCCTCTGCTCAAGCGATTGCACAACGTAGGCGAGCTGCTTTGCAATCGTCGACTGCGTCGCGACGCGGTAGATGAGATCCTTTACGATGGCTCCTGCCTGCGCCGCTGCAATGGCGTAGCGAAGCGCCTTCTGGACGACGGCGGAGGAGCCGACGCGATATGTGACATTCTTTGCGACGCTCGCCGTTGAGCCTATCGCGTAGCGTACCTGTTTCGTTATGGCCGCAGCCTGGGTTGCGATGCGGTAGGTAAGGTTCTTGACTATCGTGCCCGCACCTGCCGCATAGACGACATACTGAAGTGTTTTCTGTACGACCGCCGATGAGGAAACGCGGTAGGTGACGCTTTTTGCAATCGCCGTTGCCGTCTGAACCGCATACCTTGCCTGTTTTGCGATAGTCGATTGCGTGAGAATGCGATACGCGAGGTTCTTTGTCTGCGCGTATGCTGATGCTACGGCGTAGCGCGCGCTCTTCTGAATTGCCGCAGCCTGCGCTGCGACACGGTAGGTAAGTTCCTTTGTCTGGCTCACACCTGCCGCAACCGCATACCTGGCCTGCTTTGAAACCGTCTGCGCAACGCCGATTGCGTATTGAAGGGGCTTTGAAAGGGAGGACTGTGTTGCGATGCGATAGGCGAGGTTCTTTGCCTGCGAGTAGGTCGCAGCGATTGCGTAGCGGGCCTGTTTTGTTATGGTTACAGGAGTTCCTGTTGTTGCTGACGTGTAGCTGAAGCCCGATATGTACGTCGCCTTTGTGGAGGAGCCGTGGTACAGGCGTGCTTCCTGGTTTGTTCCCAGATACGTGTAGTATGTAAATGTCCAGGTTGCCGCGTCAAGCTGTGCCGCGTTCAGCTGCTCTGTTGTGAAGTCTCTCGATTTAGTTGTCCAGTCAACGTGTTCTTCAATCCAAAACCTCACATGTACGGAGTCAGTCGCATTGAGCGTGGTTTGTGGGCACGACCACGTTGCCTGCTGCGCACCCTCTCCAGAAGCGGATCGGAGCACTTGTGCCACAGAGGAGCCGAGTACAACCTCGCTTCCGTTCTGTCTGCGGACGATGCAATCGGCGTACCATGCATACTCGCTCGCGCCATAGCTCTGAGAGAGGTATGACTCGGTTGACGTGTTGGCCGTGCCGAGCGAATAGGCAGTGAGCCCGTTTACCGTTACCTGGTCGCTTCGTGCGTACCGTGTTTCAACCGGCATTTACGTCTCCCTTACGGCTGGTCAGCAAAGCGTGCCCTGAGTTCGGGGAATGTCGAATACACGCCCTCGAAGTCCTCGGGCGCGACAAGCTCCTTCTCATAGAGCGGCTGGGGAAGCACATCCTCGCTTCGAACGAGCGCGTATGACTCATCGCTTGTGTACGCCGCGCTCCAGCGGTAGAATTGCTCGGTTCCCGGTGGTAGCGCGCTCGTCCTGACGATTTGATTTTCCTCGACTGAGGTTGTCTCTCCCGCCGCGTTCTGGTGGATAACGCGCTCCATGACCTGGTACTTAGCCGTCTTTACGAGGTACCAGTATGCCACTTATATCACCTCCTGCGTTTTCAAAGCGTACCGTGTTGTAATCCTCGGTAACGATTGCGAGCCTTCCGGGAATGAGAATCGCATAGGCCCGCTCATCTCCGCGTTCCCATCCGACGACGCAGAGACGCTCCCTGCGCTCGAATGGCGTGAGCGCTGACCAGACATAGTTGAGATAGAGAAAGACGGGCGAGGCGCCCTCCGGCACGTCAAAGGAGACGCGCCTGCGCCCGCGAACAGCGTGGAAGCGAACGACGTTTTTATCGACGAGGTCAGCGCAGGTAAGCCCGTCGCGCTTCCTGAGAACCTCGCCCTCCGCCGTCTCCGCTTCCCACATCCAGTCCCTGTTGAAGAACACTTACGCGACCTCCGTGTATTTGTAGTTCATGGTACAGGTCGCCCCGGCTGTTGCCCCGCTCGTTGTCTGGATCTGATGGACAAGGTAGTCGGAGTACCCCACGCCCGTGAGCTGGCCGGTGAGCGACCCGGCGATTCCGAGGTTCGCGCTTGACGGCTCCGCGGTCGGCATGTCCTGTGTCGCGACTGTTGACGCGTTCGCTGTCGGTGCTGCATAGGTTGCGGCGGTGTAGCTCGTGGTGCGAGCGTTCGTCTTGTGCGAGGCGTTCGTGCCGAGGTTACCCGTGCGCCAGACCTTGAGGTCCTTGATTGCCGAGCTGCCACCCATGTTGGTGACGTGGAAGCGCTGCCACTTCTCGTAGGAGTTTGTGCCGGGTGTGATGGCGTAGGTTACCGGGTCGAGATTTGCGGCGTCTGTAGAGCCCATGTTCGAGTTCGTGATATTGTGGGTTACGGTTTCGCCCGCGCCGTTCGATTCACAGATTTCGACTGTTGCTGCCATTTATGTCACCTCCTTTCTACTCTCCGAATGTTGTTTTAGCCTGCGAATACAGGCCGCTTGAGGCAAGCCCCGCGATGAGCCCGCCGAGAACGCCCTCGGCTGTGACCCCGTAGAGCGTGATGAAGATTGCAAGCGCGACGGCAAGCGCCAGGACGGGAACGAAGCGCCTGTCCAGCGGGACAATTCTCTTGATCACCTGCACGATTCCCGTCACAATCGGCACGATTGCAAGTGCTTTTTCAGTGTCCATTCCTTCACCTCCTAGATCTTTATCGCGCGTGCGACGACCTGAATCAGGTAGTTGAGGACGACGAGCACGGCTCCCGTCGCCCCGGCCGCCTTCGCGATGATCGCGTTGATGTCGCCGACCGTTTTCTCGATGCGCTCGATTCTCTGACAGGTTTCCGCGATGTCTTCCTCAAGGTGCTTGATGCGAACGTTGTCCGCGGCGAGGTATGCGGAAAGAGAGGATACTTCCTTCGCGACATCGTCAACCCGCGCGTAGAGCTTCTCCAAAAGGATCCGTTCTTCCTTTGTCATCGTCCCACCCCCGCCGCGATCGCCGCGCCCATGAGCCGCCCCGTTTGCTGCGGGTCGTGGACGAAACGGTTAAAATGCGAGTCGTTGTCGATGAAGAACGGCTCGAATACGATTCCGGTTTTTGGGACACGGGCGATGCAGATGTGCCCGCGGTCGCCGGCATCAAGCCGATTCGTCTTTGTCTCGATTCCCGTTTCGCGCTGCCAGGCGTCAGCGATGCGCTTTGCCTGGGTCTCCGCTGCGACGTATTCCATGACTCCATAGCTTCCGCGGCCTGCGTTTAAGTGCAGCTGGACGTAGAGCGAGGCCTTGAGTTTGTTCGCCAGATCGTTGCGCGCCGGGTAGTCCATGAGCCTGTCGTGGTAGTCATCCGGAAAGATGACGACCCGGCAGCCGCGCCGCTTGAGTTCGTCGCGGATGAAGCCGACGCAATCGATGTAGAAGCCGGCCTCGGTAACGCCCCGGTAGGACGCCCCGCGGTCTCCGGGATTTGAGGCCTTCCCGTAATGGCCGACATCGAGGAAGACAAGCGGCCCTGGTTTCGGGGCTCCCGGTTTGAAGCTTGCGAGGTAGGCGCGGTTTATGGCGGCTGCGGTCGCCGGCCCGACAATGCCATCGACCCCAAGAGCGTGCGCGCGCTGGAAGGCCCTCACCGCCGCCTCGGTTCGGGGCCCGAAATCCCCATCGGCAACGACGGGGTAGCCAAGCCGGCGGAGCTTTGCCTGAAGTAGCCTTACGGCTATTCCCCTCATTCCTCTTCTCAGCATACGGATCACCCCTTATCTGCTTTTGATTATAAACGCCTGATATCGCGTCCCTGCCTCAGGGCTTGTTCCTGTGTAGAGAGACACCGAGACTGTCGCGCCGGTATTCGATTTCCCCTGCAGGTAGATTCTGAAATCGCTGTAATCCTGATCTGTTACGTGAATGACGGTCCGCGAGTAGGAGGTAGCTCCGGAGGTGGGCAGAGCGAAGTACTGGGCTATTATGGTTCCCCCTCCGTCGTACAGAGAGAGCGACCAGAAGCAGCTCCCGACGCTCGTGTTCCCGTAAAGACCAAGCGTCGCGACAACGAGGCTGCCAGCCGGAACGAATCCGAAACCGATGTAGGGCTGCGCGTCGGCGCCGTTGTTCGTCCACGTCGTCCAGCCTGTGCCGATGTTCTGTGTGCTGCCTGGCGCCTTCCACCCGTACGCGACGTTGAGGTCAGCGTAGGTAATCGAGTGGGCGACGTTGAGGTCAGCGTAAGAAATCGGAACGGTCGGGAGACGCGCCTGCTCGAGCCGCGCGATGCGCTGGTTGAGCCTGTCCAGTTCCTTTATGACGACTTCTTCAAATCTCACAGTGTCGCCTCCAGGTGAAGTCGTGCTCGCTCCTCACCGGCGCGCTTCGTAAATTCCATAGCCTTCACAAGCGCCGGCGTCTCGATTCCGGAAACGGCGACTGTCACGAGGTCGCCCTGCCGCACATCAACGCCAACGGTGAGGTCATCGGTCTCCTCGACCTCGACGCTCACGACGGTTTTCGGGCGGGTGCGCTCAACCTCGTTCTCGGCAAGCGCAGAGAGATACGTCGTCACATCGGTGAACGGGATAGTGACAAAGGCCGACGAGTATGAAAAGACCGCGGCGCTTTCCGTTACCACATCGACATACGAACCGACCGTGCGCGTTTCAAATCCGCTTCCTCCGGCATAGCACCTCGTTATCTGCGAGGAGGCGTCGGTTGAAATGGAGAACTGCGTTGCGCCGCTCATCGTCGTTATCGTTCGCGTTTTCGTGAGGTCTGCACCGGTGAAGTTGAGGGCCACCCTGAACGTAGCGGTTGTTCCGTTCTCTGAAAAGTCCCAGACGAGCGTCTCGCCGTTTGTGCCCGCTGCCGCAACGATTTCCGAAAGAACGTCGGAGATCTTACGGTAGCTCGCATCGATTATGACGGTACCGGCTGTGCCAGAGGCGGAGGCGACGGTAAGGCGCCCGTAAAATCCCTGCCCTATTGCCTGCGATACGTAATATGCGGCGAGCGTATCGGCGGCGCCAGTACGGCCGTTCTGGGTGTCGTCTGCCGGATAGATGAGCCTGTCGAGGACACCATTCACATGAATCGCGGAAACCGCCGTGACGTCCTCGCCCTGTGCGTAGCGGCGCTCGATAGAGGTCACGAAATACAGGCCGATCTGCGCGCCCGAGCGCGAGATGGAGATGACGTCGAACGTCTTTATATCGATGTCTCCGGGAACGACAACCGACAGCGCGCCGGCGCCGTTCACGACGCGCGTCGCTGAGAGCTCGATGAAGGTATCGAGCTCATATTTCTGAGCGACAGTCTGCCTGTCGTAGATGTCGACCAGGAAATCAGCCATTGAGCGCCTCCGCAAGCGTCAGGTATTTTCCTCCCCGGTAAAGGGTCGCGGTTGCTCCGGAGCCGCTGATCTTGACGAAGAGTTTATTCTCCCCGATTATGGGCCTGATGGCGCTGAGCGGAAATGTTGCTGAGAACTTCCCGACCGATGACGCATTGCGGAGGTTGGAGCTCACAGAGCCGGTCGCGAGGTCAATCGTCAGCTGCTCGCCTGCCTGGCCGGTGTACTGAAGAACAGCAAGCGTCCCGGTCGTCACGTTCCCGATAGCATCGAGCGTGGCAGCCTGCGA